AAGGCATACTTCAGCCGTTTCTACGAGATATACGAGGGCATCTACGGCTGGCATCAGGCACTAATGAATGGCACTTTAAAAAATGGCACAGTTACCACACCTAGTGGCCGTCAGTATTTCTGGCCTAATGTCACCAGAACGAAAGCAGACAGGGTATCGAATGCCACTCAGATACTTAATTATCCAGTGCAAGGCTTCAGCGCAGACTTAGTTCAATTAGCCTGTATCAGGGCGTTTAGACTGTTTAAGGAGAGAAAACTGCAATCAAAACTGATACTTACGGTACACGACAGTTTGGTGTGCGATACACATCCTGATGAAGTGGGTCAGGTCAGAGAAATACTCACAGAGGCCATGACTAAGGTCAGCGAAGAGTCGAAAGAGCGGTTTGGCTACTCCCTTGTAGTGCCTCTCGACATAGAAATAAGTCGCGGTAAAAACTGGCTAGATCAAGAAGAATATGTTTGATTACCGCGCTTAACTAATGTATAATGTAAGTTCACTTTTAAGGAAATAAGTATGACTGACTTAGTATTACAAGATAACAGCTTAACGATTGAAGAAATTAGCGCACAATTAGGTGCTTCCTCTACATCATCAGGGCCGTCAATCCCTGCGGTAGGAATGAATTATGATGGCGAAATGGGTCCAATGGGCGCATTCTATTTGAAGACCGGCCAAGACCAAGTCTACGCCACGGAGAACGTAAGGTTTAGGGCATTCAGTAATCACATACAGTTCCAGCACTGGGGTGACGATGGTCTAGTAAACAAATCCTTACTGATAAAAAATCAACGCGAGGAAGCCCGTGATCAATTGGGCGGTATCATGTGCGGTATGCCTACTTATGAGCAGTCTATTCAAATGTCTCCTCAAGAACGTGAGAAGTATAAGGACATTGATCGATACCGTATTGTTAGAGGTATAATTAACTATACAGGCACAACCTCGGATGGCCGCGAGGTTACTATCGAAAACCAGCCTTGTATAATGTCTCTTAAACGTAAGAATTACGGACCTTTCTACCATGATGTTTTGAAGAAGCTTCCCCAAGGAATGAACCTTTGGGATTTTGAAAGCATTTTGTCTAAAGATACTCAAACAAACTCATACGGAAAAAAGTACTACGTCATGCACTTTGCTCCACAGTTTGGTAGTCCAATCCCAATGGACCAACTGACTTACGACAGCTTGGCTCATGTAACTGGCCTCATTGCCTCTGAGAATAAGCGGATTGAAGAGTCTTATAAAGAAGCCAGTATGCAAGCCATCGATGAGGCTGAAGCTGCCCGAATTATGGATGAGGTTAATCCCTTAGAAGCGGATTACCGTGTATAATGGGCATAGTCGAAGGCATGTCAAACGAGGTGTATCACTCACAGAGTGGTATATCCTCAACAGCCGTTAAGACGGTCTATAAGAAGTCTCTTGCCCATTGGAAGGGCGAGAAACGCAAACAGACATCTGCTTTCTCTATGGGGTCTGCCGTTCATGCTCTACTGCTAGAAGAAGATCGTGATTTAGTTATTAAGGGTCCAAAGACTAGGGCGTCTAAAGGATTTAAAGAGCTAGAGGAGAACGCTGAAGATGATCAGGTGGTGCTTACTGAAGTAGAGTATCACGTAGCACACCGCATGGCACAGGAGACCCTGAAGAATGAGACCTGCCTAACTGCTCTACGGCATCAAAACCGTAAGAATGAGGTCTCTATATTCGCTGAGTGTGAGCGTACCGGCTTGATGCTTAAAACAAGGCCAGACCTCTACATTCCTACAGAGGGTACGGTTTATGATGTTAAGACTACGCAAGATGCCAGCCCTATAGGGTTTGCACAGGAGTGCTGGAAGTACAGTTACGATATACAGGCAGCATTCTATTTGTATGTGTGTAATTTAGCTGGAATCTTAGTAGAACGCTTTCATTTTCTTGCAGTGGAAAAGTCGGCTCCATACGCCAGCCACATGCACGTAGTTAGTCCAGAGCTACTAGCGAATGCCACGGAGCGTATGCATAGGACACTGGCTGTCATTAAGGACGCTAGTGATAAGGAAGATTTTGGTACTGGGTGGGGCGAGTATACAGTCCTAGACCTCCCGAAGTGGCTATAACCCCACAGAGTGCCAAAGCGAAGGGCCGAAGACATCAGCAATGGGTCAGAGATAAAATTCTCGCTCTCTTTCCCAAAACACTCCTCCCAGATGATGTCCGAAGTACTTCTATGGGCGCTGGCGGTGAAGACATACAATTAAGTACAGCCGCCAGACGCCTGTTCCCATATAGCGTAGAGTGCAAGGCATTTAAATCATTCGCAGTCTACAAGGTGATGGACCAAGCGGCAGACAACTGTCCAAAGGGTGCGGAGCCAATCGCCATTATTAAAGCTGATCGCCAAAAACCTTTGGCTGTCATGGATGCAGACCACTTCTTTAAATTGATTGGGAAAAATAGTGCCAAAAGTAAATCTTCCAGAAAATAGTATACACGTAATGATTACTCTTAACCCTGACGATGGCAGCATGACCCTGTCCAGCCAAGGAAACATCCCCGAAGACTTAGACCCTAACTACGTTAAAGCCATGATGGATATATCCAATGGCCTCTGCATGATTTTGGAGAACGGTGTCGAGTATCTAGCCACAACCGGCTCCATTCTAACTGCCTTAGAAGAAGAGATGAGTGAAGAGGTGGTCTTTGAGCCTGATGATGAGCTTCTGGATGCAGTGTCTGACGCCAAGATTATAGATGTTAGCAAGAAGGTGCATTGATATGAACGCTCGCAGTAAAAAAATGACCTACGAAGATCATCTTCGGGATTATCCAATTGATGAAGATCCTATGCCCATCATGGATGTGGTTCATAAGCCTCCGCACTACAATACTGCTGGTATAGAGTGCATCGACGCAATGGCGGCTATGGTAGACGGCGCTGGGGTTGCGCCTCACGCCGCCTACTGTTGGCAGAATGCTTTTAAGTATATGTGGAGATGGCCTTACAAGTCTAAGCCTCTGGAAGACCTCAAGAAAGCCCGCTGGTATCTAAACCGGCTGATTGAGGAGCTTGAAGAATGATCACTCAGGAAGATATCGACGCTGTGGCTGAACTAGCAGAGCCACTACCACAGGCTGGCCTACACGATATGCCAGATGATTGGGATAAACACAGACATCTCTCGCCTCTGGAAATGGTCTCTGACTTCGCATCCCGAATGGAGCAGCCACTGGGCGAGAAGTGGAAGTTCAGCAAGAAGCTGGAAGATTTTCGCTGGGATATGATTCAGGAAGAATACGGGGAAGCTTTTGATGAAAGCTGCAACGGCAATAATCCAGAAAACATGCTCAAAGAATTAGCTGACCTTGTCTACGTGATCTACGGATACGCAGCCACATACGGCTGGAATTTAGACAAGGCAGTTCGCCGTGTACACCGCTCCAATATGAGCAAGCTGGGCTTAGACGGCAAGCCCCTGAAAGGACCAGACGGCAAAGTGCAGAAGGGTCCGAATTATAAAAAACCAACACTAACGGATCTTGTGGAGACCAATAATGAGTAACCTATTACCAACCGACTACCAGACCTTTATCGCAACCAGCCGCTATGCTAGGTGGCTTGAAGAAGAAGGCCGCAGAGAGACATGGGCAGAGACAGTATCTCGCTATATGGATAACATCGTAGAGCCTTTAATAAACAGTCAGGACAGTGAGTCTAACTTTATTATAGCTAACGAAATAGAACAGGCCATCCTTAGCTTAGAAGTGATGCCTAGTATGCGGTCAATGATGACTGCAGGGAAGGCGGCTGCGCGAGATAATACGTGTATGTATAATTGTAGCTATCTAGCCGTAGATGACCCGAAGGCCTTCGATGAGGCTATGTTTATTTTGCTCTGTGGTACTGGAGTAGGTTTCTCTGTCGAGAGACAATATATCAATAATCTCCCTGAAGTTCCTACGCTCTTCGACAGTGATACTATCGTCATGGTCAGGGATAGTAAGGAAGGATGGGCCAAGGCTTTCAGACAAGTTCTTGCTCTCCTGTGGGCTGGTGAAATTCCTAAGTGGAATGTGGAAAAAGTTAGACCGGCTGGTGCGCGACTAAAGACATTTGGGGGCAGGGCGTCTGGCCCAGCGCCGTTGGTTGATCTGTTTAACTTTGCGGTTACTACGTTTAAAAATGCTCAAGGTCGTAAGCTGTCTTCGATTGAGGCGCATGATCTGATGTGCAAAGTAGGTGAAGTAGTAGTCGTTGGCGGTGTACGCCGCTCTGCAATGATTTCCCTGAGCAATCTATCAGATGATCGTATGCGTCATGCTAAGAGTGGTAAGTGGTGGGAGAATGACCCACAACGCGCACTAGCAAACAACTCTGTGGCATACTCAGAGAAGCCTGACAGCATGTCCTTCATGCGTGAGTGGACTGCCTTGGTAGAGAGCGGGTCAGGAGAGAGAGGCATCTTTAACCGGCAAGCTGCTATTAAACAGGCTGCTAAGAATGGACGCCGTGATCCTAATCGTGAGTGGGGAACTAACCCCTGTTCTGAGATCCTCTTAGCTGGACCTAGAACTGATCCAAAGACTGGTAATCCTATTGCTGGCACAGGGGGTCAATTTTGTAACCTCAGTGAAGTAGTAGTACGGGCAACGGACTCTATCGAAGATTTGGAGCGTAAGGTTAGACTGGCTACGATTTTAGGAACAGTACAGGCCACCTACACTAAGTTCCCGTACCTTCGAAAAGTCTGGGAAAAAAATACAGCCGAAGAGCGTCTTCTTGGTGTCAGTCTCACAGGTATTATGGACAACCCTCTAATGACTACAGCTAATAATGGATTAGCTAAGACTTTAGATCATCTAAAGCAGGTTGCAGTGGATACGAATAAAGAGTGGGCAGATAGACTGGGCATAGAGCAGTCTGCT